GCGGGAGTCCCAGGGCCATGGGCTGGAGCGGTATTAGTTCGGACGTGGATCGAGTTCGGGCGTGGAGTCCCTCCAAAAATTCCCGGCCAAAATTGGGGTATTATTCCCGGCCATTACTCACCTAGGGGGCACCCGGCTGGGGCCGGGTTCCGGGACAGGGGTGGGTGGCGGTAGGCTCACCGTGGCCCCTATCCGGCACTATTTGACTCCACCCCCCGTCCCTGCTATACTCCGGGGCATCGCACGGGGGAGCCCGCCATGTTTACCGACCCACAGACTGGAGAAATCACCAACGGGATCGTCAAGACCCGGTACACTCACGACGCTATGATCGATCTGATCATCGCCGAGCCCACGATCAAGCAGAACGACCTCGCGGTGATCTTCGATCGGACCCCGACCTGGGTGTCTCAGATCATGTCGTCGGATGCCTTCCAGGCCCGCCTATCCGAACGCAAGGCCGAGCTAATCGACCCCGTTATCGTCGCTTCCATCCAGGAACGCATCCAGGCGGTGGCCTCCGCCTCCCTGGACAAGATGCTGAATAAGCTCACCTCCCCTCTCCCGGTCTCCGACGACTTCCTGATCAAGTCGGCCAAGCTCGCCACGGATGCCCTCGGCTATGGAGCCCGCTCCGCGGGCGGCTCCACCACCAACGTCGCCGTGGTTCTTCAGGTCCCGCAAAAGATCGCCTCGACCCAGGAGTGGGTCACTCGCGCCACTCCACAAGGATGAGCCAAGTCGTCCACTGGTCTGCGATGCCAGGGCCACAGACGGCCCTCATCCAGTGCCCGGTCTTCGAAGTCTTCTACGGGGGTGCCCGAGGCGGCGGGAAGACCGAAGGTTCCCTCGGCGACTGGCTCGAGCACTCCGATACCTGGAAGCAAGACGCCGTCGGGGTGTTCTTCCGCCGGGAGCAGCAGCAGCTCGACGAGGTCGTCGCGAGGGCCCGGACCCTCTTCGAGCCCCTTGGGGCGAAGTTCAACACCCAAAAAACCTCCTTCGTCATGCCGGGGGGCGCCCGGCTCAAATTCCGCTACCTCGACAAAGACGCCGACGCCGACAAGTACCAGGGCCACTCCTACACCCGCGTCTACATTGAGGAAGCTACCAATTTCCCTTCCTTCGCCCCGATCAAGAAGCTCTTCGGCACCCTCCGTTCCGCCAAAGGCGTTCCCGTCGGCATGCGCCTCACCGGCAACCCAGGGGGTCCCGGCCACTCCTGGGTCCACGCCCGCTATATCAAGCCTGCCCCTAAGGGCTACACCATCCTGACCGACACCATCGAGGTCGAAGGCTTCGCCCCAATGACCCGCGATCGAGTGTTCATCCCCAGCCGGCTGGCCGATAACACCCTGATCATGCAGAACAACCCGGAGTACGTGGCCAACCTCGCCACATCCGGGTCCGCAGCCCTCGTCCGAGCTTGGCTCCTCGGTGACTGGGAGTCCCCCGTCGGGGCCTACTTCACCCAATTCTCAAGGACACGCCATGTTCTTCCGCAGAAATTCGAAGCCCTCATTCCCCGAGACGCTCTCCGATTTGGATCTTTCGACTGGGGCTACGCAGCCCCCTTTGCGATGGGTTGGTGGGCTGTTTCTGATGGTTCTTGGGGTCTGCCTCGGGGTGCTCTTATCCTATATCGTGAGTGGTACGGCTCCAACGGCCAGCCCAACGAAGGGCTGCGCCTCGATGCCGCTCCTGTTGCTCAAGGCATCAAGCTCCGAACCGGCACGGAGAATCTCACCTACATCGCTGCAGATCCTTCGATGTTCAAAAAGGACGGCGGACCGTCCCTCATGGAGACCTTCGCTGTAAACGGCGTCATGCTTCGGCGGGCCGACAATGCCCGCCTATCCGGCTGGGACAAGGTCCGCCAGCACCTAGTCGGGCATCTCGGACCCAATGATGGGCCGGGTGGCCTCCTTCCCCCGCTCATCTACATCCTCGACTCCTGCGTCGATACCATCCGGACCCTCGAGTCCGTCCCCGCCGACGTAGACAAGCCCGACGACGTAGACACCGATGCCGAAGATCACGCAGCCGACATGGTCCGCTATGGCGTGATGTCCCGCCCCTGGATTGTTGACTCACTACCCCCGGTGCGGGTAAAGTCCGGCCCAACCCTCAATGATCTCTTCGAAGCGAGTGACCGTTCGCGGAGACTGCTCGACGCCTACATATGACCGAGTCCCCGGACAGCCCGCCAGCGGCCAAGAAACGGCCGGACGAGATCGCTCGCCACTGGCTCGCCTCGATCAAGCAGGCTGAGGAGCACTACAAGGCCTTCTTCAACCGTGGGGACAAGATCACCCGCCGGTATCGGGCCGAACTCGAGCAGTCCGAGTCGACCGGGGGTGCCAAGTTCAACCTTTTCTGGTCGAATGTCCAGACCCTCGCCCCGGCCACCTACAGCCGGCGCCCGAAGGTCGAGGTCTACCGCCGTTTCCGGGACGCTGACCCCATCGGGCGCCTAGCCGCCCAGATCCTTCAGCGTGCCCTCCAATACGAGGTCGATTCTGGCCTCGATTTCCACCGCGCCCTTCAATCCTGCGTCCTCGATCGCCTCCTCCCCGGCCAAGCCGTCGCCTGGGTCCGCTATGAGCCCTCCTTCGCCAAGCAAACGGTGGAAGAGCCCGATTCTTCGGGCATGGGCGTCATCCAGCGCGAGGTCGATGTCGTCAAAGACGAAAAGACCCCGGTCGATTACGTCTTCTGGAAGGATGTCTTGTTCTCCCCCGCTCGGGGTTGGGCCGATGTCCGCTGGGGCGCAAAGCGGGTCATGTTTGCCAAGGATGCCCTGCGGAAGCGGTTCAAGGAGTCCTGCGCCCAATTCGGCGGAGACGTCGAGAAAGTCTCCTGCAACTACGACGCGACGCAGCCTGACCCCGAATCTCGGGAGAAGGCGGCCCCCGACACCGATTCTTCCCTCAAGCGGGCCCTGGTCTGGGAGATATGGGATAAGGAGTCGGGCCAGATCATCTGGGTGTCCCCGGGGTATGACTTTCCCCTCGACCTCCGCGATGACCCCGTCGGGCTGGAGAACTTCTTCCCCTTCCCACCCCCGATGTGGGCCACCACGACCAACGACTCCCTCATCCCGGTCGCCGACTTCGTCCTCTATCAGGGCCAGCTCCGCGAGCTCGATGTCATCACAGCCCGGATTAGCCTGCTGACGGAGGCCCTCCGAGTCGTCGGGGTCTACGACGCTTCCCAAACCGACCTCGCGACTCTCCTTCAGTCCGGCGTCGAGAACCGGATGATCCCGGTCAACCAGTGGGCAGCCTTCGCTGAAAAGGGGGGCCTCAAAAACGTCATGGACTTCGTCCCGATCGAGCAGGTCGTGGCGGTGCTCCAGGGGCTCTATGAAGCCCGCGAGACAGTTAAACAGACGGTCTACGAGATCACTGGCATGGCCGACATCGTCCGGGGTGCCACTGTAGCCTCCGAGACTCTCGGCGCCCAGCAGATCAAGGCCAAATTCGCCAATCTCCGCCTTTCCTCTCGGCAGCAGCAGGTAGCCGAGTTCGCTTCTATGATTCTCGCGATCAAAGCGGACATCATGTGCTTCCACTACACGCCGGAGACGCTAAAGCGCATTTCCTCCGCGGATCAGATCCTCGAATCCGCCCAGCACCCCGAACGGGTGGACGCCGCCATTCGGCTCCTCAAGGACGAGCGGACCCGCCGCTACCGTATCCAGGTGGCCGAGGGCTCCATGATCGAATTGGACGAACTCGGCGAGCAGGAAAGGCGTGACAAGTTCATGTCGTCCATCTCCAACTTCCTCAACGCGATGAAGAATGTCGCTGCGATCGGGCCGGAGATGATCCCCGTCGCCTTTGAGATGCTCAAGTTCGTCGTCAGGGGCTTCTCCACCGGCCGAGAGCTCGAAGCTTCGATCGAGGATGCTGCGGAACAGGTGAAGCAACGTCTCGCGGCGCCTCCGCCGCCACCTGAGCCCGATCCCAACGAGAAACTCAAGGCCCAGGTAGCCCAAGCCACCCAGGCCGAGGAAACTAAGCGCACTGCAATGGAAATCGCCTCGAAGGAGCGCATCGCCGGTCTCGAAGCCGCGATGGACGAGCGCCATCTTCAGGTTGATACGGCCGTGGCAGCCGCTTCCGCCGACCAGGCCCAGGAAGACTCCACTATCTCCGCCCAGCAGGGCCAGCAGAAAATGCAGCTCGAGGGCCGGAAGCAACAGGCTGCCGAAGCCCAAGCCGCCGTCGACAGCAAGATCAAGCAACTCGAGTCCACCGACAACAAGATTATCGAGCAACTCACGCAACTCGTTCAGAAGGTGGGACGCCTCAAACGCAGCGTCCCCATCTACGATCCCGAGTCTGGAGACATCCTCGAGACTCGTGAAGAGTACATCCAGTAACCCCCGGGAATTAAGGATCCATTATGGCCACCTATAACAAATTTAACGCCTTCGTCGAGAACCAGCTCATCTCCCAGATGGACTGGAACGCTGACACGTTCAAAGTGATGCTCACGAACGTGGCTCCCGTAGCTACAAACTCCGTCAAAGCAGACCTAACTGAGATTCCCGCGGGCAACGGCTACGCAGCCGGCGGCTCCGCGACGACGATCACTCACTCGCGGTCGGGGGGCACCTCCAAGGTCTCCGGCACCGATGTGGTCTTCACCGCCTCCGGCGGTACGATCGGACCCTTCCGCTACGCGGTGCTGTACGACGACACCCCCACCTCCCCGGCCGACCCCCTGGTCTCCTGGTGGGACTACGGCTCGTCGATCACCCTTAACGCCGGCGAGACCTTCACCGTCGACTTCGACGCGACTAACGGCATCTTCCAGGTGACCTGATGCCCAGAGGCATCCGCATTGGGCACGTTCGTGCCCTTCGTCTCGCTGCCGACTCATTCACCCTCCAGGTGTCCGGGATCGCAGCGGCGGTGTCGAAGACGCTTCGCCTCACTGCGGACGCAGGGGCGTATGCCCTCACTGGACGGGCGGCGGGCCTGAGCACTTCCGGCTCGACCGAGCCACCTATCCCGGTCTCCTCGGTCTACCGCCCCTACCTCTTCCATCCGAAGGGAAACGGCTCCGCAGGCTTCGACCCTGAGGGCGACGGTTCCACCGGGATGACCTCCACTACCTTCAACCGACATCTCGGGACGAAGTGGGAGTTCGAAAACGGTGACTACATCGGCGCGGATGGAGTCAAATACAACGGCTCCAACGCAGCCCAGATGGTGCCTTGGCACATCCTCACGATCCCGCAGAACACTCCGGTCGGCTATACCGACTTCGACTTCACGGCCCTTGTAGCCCACTGGTTCGAGACCGGACACAATCGGGGTGCCTACATCCTTTGCACGACGGCGAACTTCTCCGCCTGGGCCGACATCACCGGAAATAAAGGCGCCAATCCTCTCAAGCTGACCGTCACGACCTCTGCCGGTGTATTCGAAGTGTTCGGCGACGTCGGCGGGTGGAACTCGGGATCTACAACCGGCCTCGATACCCGGATGCGTCGACGGATCAACCGCAGCGGCTACACCCTTATCCAATTTGAGACCCTCCTCGACACCCCCGGCACCTTCATCAGCGCCCGATTGAATCTGTGGGTTGAGGCCTGCGACAACGTCTATCCGCTCATCATGCGGATCTTCGAGACGGATGCCCCGCCGCTCTACCTCGGTTCCGGCGGAAAGGCTGTCGAGCTGGGCATCGCTGACGCGGTGGGCGAGTATGAGTTGATCAACCATCCCGCAGTTGATACTGCCGGCGACTGCAGACAGCGTAACTTGTTCCATCCAGCCCTTGATGGCAACGCGACCTACGCAGCCACCGCCACCAATCCGACCGTTTGCTCCAACTATTTCACTATCAACCAGACTCAGCGCCAATTGACCGAGTTCCGGTACGATCGGGTACACGCCCCTGGCACCTGGGAGTATCGTGGCATTCTTTATGCCTCGGAAGGCAATCCAGTTGGCCGGGGAGACATTTTCTATCGGCACTCCCGTTCCGGCGCAGACCTATCTGATCCCCTCCGACCCCAACGGGCCGACAGCCCGAAGCGTCTATTCGCTCGCATCTACGTCTTTTTCGAGTCAGACTTCGTCTCAGCCACAACGGATCAGTTCGGGTTCAAGATGGGCCTGGGCTTCGACATGCAGACGGGCATCTGGAACGGGCTCAGCTGGAATGAATCCGGCGGAAGTGGTCAGTCCCCCTCCTACGGTGTGCGTCGGATGTGGTACTCCCGTCCCTCCACAGGCCGGGACCCCCTTCTTGACGGGGCTGTCGAGGGTGACCTCTGGCATCAGTACGACGTCAAGACAGGCACTACCTTCAATCGACGTCTTCAGCTTCAATCCGGCGTTTGGGTCCCCACCGGAGAGTACCTCTACGTCTACGCCGGGGCGACCAATGGCGTAGACCAGTGGATCTACGAAGGGCACAGCCTTCGGGGGCACTCCGGCTCCTTCATGGGGACAACCAACACCAAGTATCCCAACCTGATCGCCCTGAACAACGCTCCTTCCCACCTCGGTGACATGACCGGGAAGCAGCCCGGTCAACTCGGTGTCTACGACATCAAGTGGGATGGCGGCATCTATGGGACGGAGCAAACTCTCCGAATCGGCACCGGACCACACTCCAAACATGCCCACATGTTTGAGTTGGAAAAGTGGTACTGCGTTGAAGCGGAGATGCAACTCAACACAGTAGACATGTCCAGCCCAGATGCCCGAGGCAATGGGCACCCGAACAACGACGGCATTCTGCGCTATTACATCGACGGGGCAATGGTCGGGGAGCGAACCAACCTCGCTTGGACCTGCCGACCGGACGCGGGCATTTGTGGCTCCCGTTTCATCATGTACCACGGCGGAGACGGCAACGGCCCGAATGCGGACATGCACTATCGGCTGAATCACTTCTGCCTGTCGGAAGAGTACATCGGCCCGAATCCAGTGCGGAATTACGTCAGCGGGGTAAATCCGCCTTCCGATCCTCCTGCTTCCGGCACCGGCAGTCTGACCTCCTTTCTTTCCAGCATCAATTTCGCTGCAGCCCCTCTGAACAGCTGGATCGACACCGGCATCAATGCCAAGGGCGCCTGGGCGGTCAAGTCAATGGTTGACGGCGGCCGCTACGCGACTCAAGCCGAAGTCGAGCCAGGCCCGGCCGACGTGGGCAACTTCAACGCGATTGCCGCTGACACCCTGGTCAACAGCAACGGTGCCGCGTGGTTCCCCGAGAAGAAACGCTTCTACTGGTCTGGCGGCGGACACGGTGGCTGGATGGGGAACGAGGTCTACTGGATGGACATGGAGACCCTGCAAATGGGCCGGGCCACTAATCCCTCCCCCATTGAACGGTGGCCCGAGGGCCCAACTGGCTGGGGCTGGAAGACCAAGGACGGCACGCTACAATCCCGCCACACTTACAACGGCATTGTCGCAGTCGAGGAGCTTAACGCCTTCTTCGTCATCGGTGGTTCGCCGTGGCCGGATGGAAACTTCCCCGACTCCGACATTTGGCGCTTCGACCTCGCCACCTACACCTGGACAAAGGTCCTTTCAAACGCCCTTTCTCCAGTAACCTACGCTGTTGGCTCCCATGCCATCTACGTCCCGAGTCAGCGCAAGATCGCTATAGG